TCTAACAACAGCATAGTAATCAGGACTACCAGAAGCTTTTCTAATATATATCCCATTTGGAACAGTATTAGCCATAGAATCAAGACAACCAAAAATTCTAGTTGTATCAGTATCTGTTTGTACTTGTTTAAAAATAAAATTAGTCATATTAAGTTGCGAAGTAGCAAAAGAATTAATACCAGAAGCAATGCTTAAGGAAAAATAAGCAACTTGATTAGCAGTTGTTGAGCCTCTAAACCTTACTATACCAGGATGATTTAATTCTGATGTTATTTGAGCAACAATACCATTTAAAACAGTCCAACCGTGTGTACCTGTTTCGCCAGATTCCGTAGAATTGCCAAAGAAATCTTCATAAAAGTTAATAGATGTTGTTGGATTTGTTGCGTCACCGTCTACAATATTAGATAAATAAACATTATTAGGAATTGCATTTGTTCTGCCAGCTCCTGTAACTAATATTTCTCCAGTATTTGCTTGGGATCTACCAACTCTTCCAATATTCTGCACTAACTGATCAACACCTGTAGGACGAGTTTGTGTTAGTCCTATTGCATTTCCCCCAATAGTTTGATCAACGTATAAAGTTGAACCTAAAGTAAAGATATCTGTAGATACGTTTGATAAACTACCAAGTAAAACAACATGCCCAAATTCATTATTTAAAATTTCAGTGTATAACAAACCAATAGCTGGCATTGTAGCAGGATTATCATTAAAAGATTGTTGAACTTCAATAACACCTGAACCACCTACAGTACCTGAAATGTAAACAGGTGTTCCTTTAGGTAAAGTATTTCCAGATGTGTTTTTACAATCAACAACAGTTGGACCTGAAATCTTTGATAAAATATCATCAGCAGTTAAAGTTCCAGTTATAGTTACATTATCAGGTAATCCTATAGTATAAACCGAACCAACACTTGTGACTTCTACTTCATTAGTAGTACCTTCTACAGTAGTACCTGTAGGTAATACTGGAGTTACATCTCCTAATTTAAGACTAAAAAAGTCAAGTTTAAAAGAAATATCTTCACTAGGTGAACCTGTTGTATTTTGAAAATAAACACCACAAGTTAAAAAACCTGTTGGAATATTGGTAGATAAGACTACTTCAGTTCCTGTATTAACTGTAAATCCAACACTCGTTGCTGATTTCTTTTGAATCTTTAAAGTATACCATGTAGAAGATGCCAATGCTGTTGTTGTTCCTGTAGAGGCTGTTCCATCATCTGTAGTTGGAACCCAATTAGCTCCACTTGTACCTTCAAAATAAATACCTTGAGTTGGATTAGCAATATCTGCAAACAATCCAAGTTTAATTTTATATGAATCAGTTGGGTTCTCTGTTTTGATAATAAAGTAAATGGTATTTAAATCATCAAATACAAAAGAATCAAGGGTTGGAGCATTGACTAAATTTAAATACCCACTACCTACAAGTTGTTCTAAGGTAACTTGAACAATTCCAATATGATCTGTTTCAGAGTTAGCTTCATAGATAATTAATCCAGTAGGAGTTAGGGTTTTGCTGCTTGTAGGCCGAGGTGGTCCTGCAAAAGAATATGGAAGTACAGTTCCAGATTCATCACCATTACTCTGTTGAATAAAATTATCCCATATAAGAATTGGTTGGGTTGGATCTGTTGGATCAATACCTCCACCACCAGATGGATTGTTTTCTAAATCTAAAATACGAGCTTCCCATCCACCTAAGTTTGTGGGATCAGAATGAAAAGACACGTTAGCCTGAGCATAACTTGCATTATCTTTAATGGTAGGTAGTTCAGAAGTTAAGTAATTAGATTGTGTCTCTAAGTCGCTAATGGCATTATTAAGGTTTTGATCCCCAATAATAGATGTTTCAGTTGAAAGTGTACTTAGTTTCTGAGAAAGTCTACGAGCAACCGCTGATTGTTTCTTATCAGTCATCCCTTACACTTTCTACCCTTGGGACAAGATGCCTTAGAACCACCAGGTCCTGCCCAAAGATTCTTACAGGCCCAGTATTTAGCGGTTAATTTATTATCAGCAGCGTCGCAGTTATGCCGTGCTTTGAAAGACTTACGAGCTTCCGAACTATAGTTGTGACCATAACCTTTTGCTCCAAAGTGAATGATTTTTTCTTGTCCATTGGCACATGCTTTAACCATTTTCTTTTTACCAGCAGAGGTAGATGCTCTAGGTTTATTACAAGGCATTGATTTTTTATCTGGTCGTTTAGCCATTGGGTTGTCCTCCTAGCATTTGCATTGCTTGTTGAGCCATTTCAGGTGGGATATTCTCACCGCCTGTATTAATGAGATCTTGTTGAGCAGCACCACCCATAGCATTTGCAGCGGCTCCTGCAAACATCTTTTGCATTTCCATTTGCTGCTGAGCCTTAGCCATTTCCATCTTCTCTCGTTTGATTTCTTCAGCACTGCGTACCCAGTTGTTGGCATCAAAACCCATTGAAGTAATTAAAGCACGGGCATATGATTCCCATTTAAAAGAAGCGGCTGCTTCAGGTGGAAGATTACGAATCATTTCACCCATTTGTAATAGTTTAGTAATATCAGACTCTCGACTAAGTGATTGTAAACCAGTTAGGATTTCGATATTAAGAATACCATTATCTTCATCAAACTGCTGAGCCATGCGTTGATCTATCTCGTTGTTTTCTAACATCAAGTAGATGGTTCTTTTGATAATTGGAATCATAAAGTCTCTAGCAATAGCCGAGAATGTACCACCTAGGATGGTTTCTAGCTCGTTACCTACGGCTCTAATAGCCGTTGCTGTGACACGATCTCCTGTAGGCATGGCTGCGGTCTGTAACAGGAAGCCTTGGCCTACCTCTTTACGCATAGCTTCTACAGCTGCACTAGATGATTGAAGCTGAGGATTCATTGTTTCACTTGGAGAGATTACAAAGACATCGTTCTTTCTAGCTGCAACCCATTGTCCATTCTGAGCACCAGCTAAGTCATCAATTTCAGTAACGCCAGCGGGATCAATACCCATAAAGAAGGTTGAACCAGCAGCCATTCCTTGGATAAGAGCACGGCTATAGGACTCAAGTGTACGAATGTCAGAGTAAATATCCTCGACATGTGAACGACCATAATCTTCGCCAGCAATACTAGACCAACGTAAAAGAATATAAGGAAGAATATCATAATAGCCAGTATCAAAGAGTTCTCCATCCATTTCTTTTTCAACTTTCCATTGCTTGTTGTCTTCGTCTTGGGAGACTCTAATGTAAACTGTCTTATAACCTGTTTGTTTTTCCTCCCCCGAAATGAAATCATAGGCACTTGCTGGTTCCTCATTGCTTGGTGAAATGAACTCTAAGTAGATAAACTCTTTAACTGAACCATTTACATCTCGACGGATAACAAATTGATCTAGTCGAATGACACGGAAACTATAGTCATTTTCCATTACTATAAGAATATCACCAACAACAATCAAGTGTTGAATAGCCAGATAAGCCATTTCTCTTAGGTTATTAGAGATTAGCTTTCTATAAACTTGAAAGGATAGCTTATCCAAGTATTCCTTAATATCTGGAGTAGGCTCTCGGCCATTCTTTAAACCAAACGAAAAGAATGGTGTATCATTTAATGGAATTAATACGCTTAGGATCTTGCTGGCAAGAGAAGTAACACCCCGTGATTGAACCGAAGAATAAGTCTGAAAGAGGTTATCCTCTCCAGTCATTGATTGATAGGGCAATAGGGTGGGTACAGTAACAGCTGCACATGCTCTAGCCTTATCTAGTTTTGTAGTACGTTTATTATGGAGGGTTAACCACCTATCTTTAATTGTCTTTTCTTGGTTCATTGTCTCTCCTTATAGGGGTCTATCTTCTTGTTCGTAACCCGGTCTTTCTATTGTTGGCATATCAAGATTAAAGCCACCACCGAAATCACTGGTATCTTCTTGATTAACTTGACCAGTCATTTCTCTAAATGTTGCAGCTTCTTGTTTCTCTTCTTTAATACGAGTACCTTCCTTGGCTTGTGCTGCTTCAACCCTTCGGACGTATTCTTGCTGCTTTTCGCGTTCACGTTCTAAACGTAGACGATTTTCAGCTTCAACTTGGTACTGCTGCTGCAAGGCCATTTGTCTATTAAACATTTCTTCTTGCTGCCGCATTTGAGCTTCCATTTGTTTTTGTGATATTCCACCACTACCACCGCCCTTACCCATAGTTACCTCCTTTCCTGGGATTCCAGTAAAGCACGAAGTTTATTTAAAACTTCTAATTGACCAGCTTTAAAACCACGATCAAAGTCTTTTAGCTTTAGATCGTTTGGAACTAGTATTATTATCTTCTCTAGATACTGTATCAGTTCCTTCGGTATGTGACACTCTGGTTTCATTTCTAACCTTTTCTAACTGCATTTGATTTATATAGTGCAAACAAAGGGCGAGGTCCTGGTTTTGGACCCCGCCCTCACGGTATTTCTTTAATAGGATTTCAAGTTTGTTCATTATTCTTAACCAATATATTAAGGTGAAATCTCTTATCTTCTGGAGTAATCTTGTTTTCCTGTAGTGAGGAATGTAGATTATCCAGAAATATATTTACCATTCGCATGTTGTTAAAACCAACATCAAGGGTGGCATCTTTAAGCTTGACTAGTTTAATAGTTTCGGCTAGCGCCTGATCCATATCATATTCGGTTTCAATAAACATCGTTGGCATAGGAACTCCTTAGGTTAATTCACATCCCGCTGCTGTACAAACCATAGCATGAGATGACTTAGTTGTATCTTCTTGTTCATACTGTGAAAGAAGACTCCAATCAATAGACTTTGGCATCTTGGCATTTAACTCATTATACTGTTCTTCAGTAATGGTTTCAAATGGGGTATGCTCATAAGTGTTGTCATCCTTTGGTAAGAACGATACACCAGATACATAATCCCAATAGGTCCATAACCAACTACCAATTACCAAGAAATCCTTATCTGTATAGTTAACAGTTACACTTGGCTTGTGATCACAATACCAAAGTTGATATGATAACCAAAGATTAAGATGACCAATTGAACTCATTTCTTCTTCTGTAACTCCAAAGTCTGCCTTTACAGGAAACTCAAACACAACCATGTTATCTGGGTTGTAGAAGAAAGGTTGCCATGGAACTCCAGCATCCTTTAGGAATTGAGTCATAGGTGATCCTACAGGCATCTGACTACGACGAATGTAGAACTTACTGAATCTTGGATGTAGACCAGATGCAGTACCAGCCACACAACTTGTAGTTCCTTCGGGTTTAATGCAAGTAATGGACTTACTTACAGGAATATTAATTAGTTCTGCCCACTTGCGGTTTGTAGCATGAGCTACATAGTGCAATGCTTCTAGTAACTTTTGTAATTCTTGAGGACCATGACCACCATTGGTAAGATTATTATCAAAGATACCAGTCATAGATACTCCAAGTAGTCGCTCTTCTTCGCAGTTCTTCTTGAAGTTGATTTGTCTTCTGGATTCAAAATACTTGAAATCAGTAAGAGCTGACTGAAGAGTACCAAGAATGGTTGCATATCTAATCTTATCAATAAGTTGTGGAGCTTGGTCGTCTGGACGAACAGCAATGGTTGAGAGGTTACAGAATTGATCTGGTCTTAGGATAATCTCCGAACATGGATTGGTTCCAAAGGCGTACTTAGGATCCCGTCCTGCCCGTTCTGCAAGCTTACGCATTGCTTCTCGGTTACAGATACCACGTTCACCAGATCGACTGTTGTACAGAGCTGACCATTCGTGTAGGAACATACCCATATCTGGCTTTGTTTCATACACGGCTGAGTTATTAGCAAGTGATCTACGACCATGGGTTTCCCACCAAGGTCCAGACTTTGCATGTGCCATTTCATTATCTGAAAGATCAGACAAGGAAATCAGAGCAGAACGGCGTACACCACCTGAAATGATTGACTCGGCAATCTGACAAACAAGATCATGTACCTCTAGTGACTTAAGCTTACGGCCCTTGGCATTATGAAATACCTTGGCAGTAAACTTAATTAACTTAATATATGGTTCTGGACCAGAAGCTCGACCACCAAAGGTCTTAAGTCTTGCTCCAGCAGGACGAATCTCACTAAAGTCTACTTCATAATGCTTGCCATTATACAAGCCCTTAATAAAGGAAACATAGGTATCAGCCCAGCCTTCTCGTGAATCTGGGACAACTAGTTTTTCATCTACCTTAGTGATTGTATCAGCAATTATAGGTAGGTTATTAATGTTTTCTCGTTCAACTGAGAACCCAACTCCAGTACCACAGGCTAGTGTATACAGGATATTACCAAAGTCTTGGGTATCGTTAATGGCAATATAACAACAATTATAAGCTGCAACATCATCCTTATCCAAGGCAGGACCAGCGGTCATAAGAGCCCGCATGGATCCAAAGACCTGATAGTCCTTCATCATATCCTTAGCTTTGTGCAACTCTACCCAATCCTCATTACTAAGACGATCCTTAAGGTCTAGTCTAGCAATAAGGTAATTAAAGTAACGGTCAACAGCCTCGGTCCAAGTCTCTCTTCGATTCTTTTCTGGCATCCATCGACAGTACTTGTCAATGGCAGTAAACTCTTGTAGTAACTTACTCATGTTCTTTTAAAACTCCCTTCTCTAAATCCAAAATGTTTCTAACTGCAAGGTTATTTGGGCCCCACAGGTAGATAGAATGTGCTTCTTTGTTATAATCTCCAGCCCTAAGGATACGAACACAACGGGCTTGGGATAGGGCAAACTCTTCCCGATACATCTCAACAGGTCGTTTATTTTCAGGACGCTTAGCCCAATCCTCTTCCTTATACATAGTCATAATAACCTCATCCCATTGTTCCTTAGGGGTTTGTTCTAGTACTTTCTTGGCCTTAGCTGGTCCAACTTTCCATAAACCCCAGATATTATCTGTGGTATCTCCAGTCATCCATTGTTGATAGAAGTACTTATCGGCCTCTTCGCCAGATACCTGGACTGGCTCTGGCTCTTTGTCTGGATTCCAATGCCAACCCGGAACCTGACGAAGATCCTTGTCTACCGTCACTCCAATTGCCCTGCCTTCGGACACCAGCATTCCAATAAGATCGTCTGCTTCTAGATTGTTTACACATCGTACTGTGGTATTTGGTATAGCGTAAATACATTCTAAGGCTACCTTCATTGAATCAGGTGACTTGAAATCATCACGGTGCTGCTTATAAACAGGCCACAACATGCGACGAAAGTTGTGAGTCCTTGGACACGACATTGCAATGTAGATTGTATCAACACCAGATGGGGTCCAGTTTTGAATATCTTTTGCAATACGACCCGGTAGTTCATCAATGCCTTCAGAGTCTGCCCAGAAGGCAGCTCTATAAGCAATAATATCTCCGTCAAGAATAGCTTCATTCGGCTTCATCATATGCCTCTAGTTCAATGTATCCAAGGTCTAACCATTCCTTGATATTTTCCTTAACTTCTTTTTCCAGTTCCACGGGAGTACCGTCGTTCTGAATAATCACATCAAACAATTCTTCATACTCACTATTTGGAGAACCAAAAGATTCTTCTACTAGATTTGCTAATACTTCGCTTTCATGCTGTCTCCACTCAGCATTGTTTTCAGAAAGTTCTCGGATACCAGAATCAATAAAGATCTGAGTAGCAACAAGGTCACGACCAAGAGCAAGTTCATTCATATAGCGTACATCATCTTGAATGATGACGTATTCGTAATGAGTTTTTCCCGCTTTCTTATTATCAATTTCCTTAATCATATACTCTTGAATCTTTTCGTAGGTTCTTGTAACCCAATAGTCTTCATCTTCAATTCGTTTTGTAGCTCCTAGATTCTGACAAAACTCCCGATACTTGGTTGAATCAGATTCTTTTGTTAAGCCCTTTGCTTCTGCCATTTCCTTAATGACTAAAGCAAAAGGAATAATAACTGGATTATATCCAAGTTCAAAAGAATGTTTTGCAATTAAATTGGCAAGAGTAGTTTTACCTACTCTTCCCTTCCCACTAATCTGAATAATTCTCATTATGAATCTCCTGCCAATGTCGAATAATATAACCTAATCCAATCTCTCCACGGTTGTATTCAACCACAATAGGATGGGTTGGATTGTTTGCTATAAACTCGTTTACTTGGCGCATAAAGGATACTGGATCTGTCATTCGTCGTTTCCTAAAACAATTTGTAACATCTGATAAAAGGCATAAACTAGAACACATAAACCAATAAATGAAATTACTTGTTTAAATTCCATTAATGTGTCTCCGACCAGTTGTTTCCAATTTTGTATTCTGCTTCAATCTTACAGTTGCTACGAAGTAATTCACCCGCAGTAGTTGAAGATTCACACAGAATATTACCAACCTTATGAGCTACATCTGGATGACATTCTACTTGAAGTTCGTCATGTACAGAAGCAACCCAATTAAACTTATCTTGACCTACTTCCATTCTTAGGCGTTGATCAGCTACACAAGCCCAAGCCTTGGCAATGTGAGCACCCGAGGATTGAAGCAAGGTATTGAGAGCAGCGTGTTCCTTACGAACAAAGACAGGTCGCCAATTAAATGGCTTGACATATCCCTTGTCTAGTGTATCAAAGCGACAATTTTCAATTAGTTTCTTAAGTCCAGGAATATTACTAAGTAGTTTATTCTTGGTTTGTTCGGCTTTGTAAGTAGAAGAGCCAATAGTCTTGGCAAACTTCTCATCACCACCACCATATAAGAAGCAATAGATTGCAGTCTTAGCTGTATTTCTAGACTCTAGTTCCATAGCCTTTTGGTTGTGAGTATGGATGTCTCCTTCACAAACTTCCTTGGCATATGACCCATTATCAAATGGATGTAGATAGTGGGCAAGCATTCTTAGTTCTAGACCTTTAAGGTCAGAGCCAACAAGAACCCAATCTTTCTTAGGAATAAACAAAGCTCTTGCTCTAGGATCAGAATGAACTTGTTGAATATTTGGTTCTTTGCTGGACATACGTCCAGTCACAGCACCAAGAGTATTAATATAACCATGAATACGACCATCTCTAGACTTACGAGCACGGCCTACCCAATCAGATACTTGCCCCATAAGTTTAATAAGATTGAAGTACTTGCATAGGGTTTTAGCCTCAGGATAGTTTAGGTTAGATAGAACTTCATGGTCCACTTTGGGATTTCCCTTGTCAGTGGTACTTGGCTCCCAACCGTACTTTTCTTGGAGGCGTTCTGCAATTTGTTGTCTAGAACCTGGATTGAATACTTCAACTTTGTCTTTGAGCCGCTTTCCTGTTTTCTTAGAATGTCTAACAATGATTTTGTCTGGGAAGATCCGTCGCATCTCGTCTTCGATCTGTGACTTTTCAATTAGCAACTCCATTTCTAAGGCTTCTGCCTTATCAATATCAAACCCAAAACCAGCTTCTACTTGACGCTTGATCATATCTGCTACGACATGTTCCATTCTGACAGCACGACTATACTGAACCATATAGTTTTGCTGGGCAAAATGATTCCATATCTTTGCAGTTACGACTGAATCCTGTAGACAATACTTACCCATCTCTGTTGTATAGCAATCCCAACCACCTTGATAATCAATCTTGGATTCGCCAAGATACTCACCCCATGCCATTAGGGAATGGGATTGATCTTTGGTTGGTGGGTTGTCACCATACATCATTCGACTTAGGATCAAAGTATCCAGTACTTCTGTGTATGGTTGTTTGTTTAGTGGACCATACAATCTCTCAATAAGTGGGATATCAAATCCATAGATGTTGTGTCCAATGATTAGTTCTGCATCACGAAGTATTTGGATACCATCAACAAGGTTATCCTGTTCAAACAACAGGGATTCACCAGTCTCAATATCCCTGATTGACATACACCAAATCTTTGTAGCTTCTGTAAGATAAGTATCTTTCTTACCAGCAACTACTTCATTAAGACCGTTGGCTTCAATATCAAACACTAATTTGGTCATAGCGATAAAGCACCTCTCCTTCTGGGGTAATTACGAATGGTACATCCATAAGCTTGGATGTCTGGTCATTGTAGAACAGTGCTGTAGCAACGCCTCTACGACCACCCTTACGATTCTTAAGAACTCGTACATTTGTAGTGTTGCAAGTCAAAGGATCTGGGTGTTGAGCATTACGCTCTAGGGCAAAGACATTATCCGCAATCTGAGCAAGAGAACCTGAGCCACGAAGATCATTAAGATTGATTCGATCACCTTCGTCTACGTTCTTGTCAGTCTTCTTGATATGAGCAATGACATGGAGTGTAACACCAGTGCGCTCGACTAGCTCACGAAGCTTTTTCATTACTGAGTCAAGTACTAGTCTTTCATCATTTCCAAAATCACTACCAGAAGATAAGAGCATATTACCAAGAAGAGTAATGTGGTCAAGAAAGATGACTTTACAATCAAGACCAACAGCCATATACTCAAGACGATTGATGATATTATTAATGTTAGCGTTGCCAATGTGATCATAAAGATACAAAGGCTTGCTGGAAATATATGTCTTTGCTTCGGCATATTCTTCCTCGGTTAGATTGTCTTCTACCATATCAACAATAGACTTGTTGTTGGCCTTTCGTAGTTCATTGAGTTGACGTTGTGACATAATCTTACGGACTGGTTTACCAATCTTAAGAGAGATAAGGTCATCAACAGTTTGCTCAGGTGATTCTTCTAGGAAGACAGCACCTACCGCACGACCATGATTGAGATGATCAACTACTAGTTCTCTGATGATAGTAGACTTGCCATGACCCGTGGCGCTTGTCCACAGGTTAAGACGACCAGAGTCCTGACCAATCATAAAGGTTGTTAGAGAATCCCAAGGATACTCATAGACCTGAACAGACGAGTTCTCATTCTCTGAAACAACTTGACTGACATGCAGAATTGAATCGGGAGAATAAGTTTTTGCATTCCAATAAGCTTGAAGAAGCTGAGCAGACTCAGCATTAATCAGCATTTCATTGGGATCCTTACGAGGTAGGGACATGATCTTTGCCTTACCGGGCGGAAGAATCTCAGCAACTTCTCGTGCAGCCCGTTGACCAGGCTCATCCATATCAAAACAAATTACAATTGTTTCAAAGGAAGCAAGATAATCATAGTTATCCTTGACACACCTTACAGCTGAATTAACTCCATTTGGGATGGACACAACTGGGTACTTGTTGTCAAAGAGTTGGGCCATAGTAAGACAGTCAATGGCTCCTTCTGTAATGAGAATCCTTTTGCCACCACTAGGAAACAGTTGTTGACCATAGAATTGTAGATTAGAGGTGTCGCCAAGCCAAGCAAACTTCTTTCCGTCATATCGGATATGTTGAGCCTGTAGTGTACCATCCGAACGGTAGAAATACTCAACCTCTGCCCCGGTATTTGTAGTTTCATAGCCGTATTGTCTAGTAGTCTTGTCGTTAATTCGTCGGTGTGGTAAAGCCTTGATCTCACCTGTTCGGAACTTTTCTGTAGCATATGTTGGTGTCTCTTCTACAATTGTTTCCATTGGTTTGTTTCCTTTGATATAAAATTCACAAGCGTAACAATAACTATGACCGTCATCATAGACGGCTAGGTTGTTACCAGATGTATCATTACCCTGTGCTGCACACTTAGGGCAGCGTTTACGCGATACTACCTTTGATTCAGTTTCCATGTATACTCCTTAAAAAGATTGACAATGCCCCCAGCAGGGATCGAACCTGCGACCAACCGATTAAAAGTCGGTTGCTCTACCAGCTGAGCTATAAGGGCTAGTAGCTTCGGGGGGACTTGAACCCCCACGCCTTGCGGCTACGGATTTTAAGTCCGCTGCGTATGCCTATTCCGCCACGAAGCCAAAATGGTCCCCGTTAGGGGACGCTAGTTATGTATGATGTGTTCTAAAGTAATTGTTCCAGTAGTCTGCTTCAGTCCGCATATTGCGCTGTTGCACAGATACTACAATCGTTGTGATGATTGACAGGATAATCCCAACAACCACATAAACTACACTTACGATAGCCTTTGTCATAAAGGGCTTGATCACTTTCTGCCATATCCATGACTACTCGTCCTTTCCTTTACCCCAGCCTAGATAGAAAGTCTTAGAATCTTTACAGTTCTCAAGCATTTCTCTTAGCGTTCGGTTCTCTTGATCCAGTAATCTAATGTGTGAAAGACACTTACGGTGAATTTCTCTGGCGGTATAGCCAGAGTGGTAATCACTAATGGCCGTAGTGTCAAGTGCATTTTCCAAGAGTTTAAAGATTTCATTTGAGTTCATTCTCAATTTCCTTAATCTCCTTAAGAGAATTCTTATGAATATCTCCCGCAGTTTTAGCTAACTTCTTAAGATGGATTCGCTTAATATATGGTTGTAGACTTTCTACATTCCCTTCCATTACCCATACTCGGGATGCAAGTTCAGATAAACGAGTCTCGGTTGCACTGTGGCAATTTGTAAGCTCATCGTACTTCTTCTTCATTAGTTCATTACGCCATTGTGCTGTGTTTTCACAAGCAGTTTGTGTATTACGAAGACGCTTATTATAGTTATCTTCAAGTTCATAAAACTTTCTTGTTGTTGCATCATAGTTATTATAAATATCATTTTGCATTTGCTTCATTAACTTACTGTGGTTCCAAGCCATAGCAATAAATGTACAAACACCTAAGAAACTAGCAACTGAAATAATTAGATTGAAATCTTCCATACTTAATCTCCTGTTCTAAAACGTACTTTGAAAAAACCTGACTCTGCTGGTTCCGAGATTAGTTCACGGATAATACCCCATTCAGATTCAGAATTCACCTGTAGAAATGGACCACCCTCAAAGTCTAGATACTCTAGGTCTGGATGTCCACCACCACGATAGAACTTTGACTTACCTTCCATTGTAAACCAACCACCACCATGATCGGTGATGTACCTTGGTTCACCATAACGACTATTAATCTTCTTGATCACGCCAACTCCTACCCTGAAGCACTGTGTATGCTTCTTCAATTAGTTTAGCCAGTTCTTCTGCATTGCCCCGCTTAGTTTGGGGATTATAATAACCATCCCAATCGGCAAGAAGCATTGAAACATTTCCAATACGCTGCTCAAGAACCATTATCTGTGCTTGTAGAAATTCATTTTCCTGAGCACAACGAGACAAAGGATCATCGCTCACTTGCCGTCCTCCTTATTTGAGCCAATCTTTACACCACTTCCAGGCGGGTCTACCTGTTCGGTTGAAACTGGTCGAATGTCTTCTGTGGATAGGGATTCGGCTTGCAGCAGCGTGAGCAGCGCAAGTAGAAAAAGACCCGCTACGATTGCTACGAGTAAATAGGTGATCTTTTTGTTTTTGTCATTCATTGTGTGTTTTCTTCTTCCTTTGGAATCCTGTAGTGACTCATATATGGTTCATGTT